CAGGTTTAATGTAGATGTCTCCAATAAACTCGTTGCGATCAATGACTTCACCAGTGTTATTAGTTGAATCACAGACAACCTTAAAGTCGAAAATACCCCTTCGACCCTGTACATCTCGCAAGAAGGGTTCGACCATGTTACGGAACTGTGCTCGAGTAAACTCATCGTTGAATTCAAAGATCATGTACTTAGAAGCAGTGGCAATTGCCTTCTCAAGAACAAGGAACAGCCGACGCACGTTGATGCGGTCAAATGCACTTGGTTTTGCGAGAGCAGTTTTGTCACCGAAAAGTGTAACACCCTGGCCGGGAAAGTCAACTACTGGGTTGATCCGAGCCTTGTAAAGAATGTCACGATCTGCCTTCATTGGGTTGTAAGCAAGTTTAATTGCACTGCGAACATTGCCGCGATTGTAACCCGCTGGTGAGAACCAAGGGTCTGCAACACCATCGGTGTGAGCGCAGAGGCCAGCAGTATCACCATTTAGTGGGACAAAACGATACACATCGTTGTACTTGTCATACATGTACTTGTATCCACTATCGAATACCATGTACGAGGACGATGGACACTTGTCAAATGCTTGCTTGACATTTTGTGTCTGAGTAATGGATGATGTAACACCAACAACCCCAGCGCGATATGGTGACACAAAACCAACACAGTCCTTACGCAATTCAACGAGGTCTGTGATCATGGTTACAAGAGTATCCTGTCCAGCTTCGGTATCTGCGACGCCAGAACTTGGGCCACCCATAATTAAGTTAATGTCAAGATTTTCTGAGTCTTCAAACTTGTCATAAGCAACTTCAAGTTCACCAGCAGTAACAGAGTAATCATCTGTTCCACCTGTTAGTGTATCAACTACAACACCAGATACTAGTGTATAATCTGTACCTGTTGCAACATCTGTACCATAGTTAGTACCAGCAGAAATATGATCTGTCCAGTAGATGTAGCTAGAACTACGGAAGATAACATCTGGATAATAGTTATTACCACCTTGAACTGTCTTCGCAACTGAGTTTTTAGACACGCCCGAGAAAAGTTCAATTACAGAAGCTGTGCGCTGTCCTTTAACATCAACATCTTTACCAGTGATGTCGCCAGTTTTGTCATAAACCGCAATATGGAGTTCATCTTCTTCACCGCGAGCATTTGCAGTTGCCCAATCGGATGTGCCCGGGGGAGCATCAAATAGATCACTGAAACGCCAACGGCGTTGGATGTAAGAGTTGTCAGCAATGACCGTCTTGAGGCCACCACCAGCGGGATCATCCAGTTGACGAATTGTTAGAGTTTCACTGGAGATAGCGGTAACTTCGTATTCTACGTTACCTGTTTCTATTGCTGCATCTGTTGTAAATGCAAGAACAACATTATCTGCAACGATAATTGCTTTATCAAGGATAAAATTCGTGCTGTCAGTAACTGTCGCAACCTTGACCACCACACCACCATCAGAAATACCAGCACCGACGACACGGTTTCCAACAGCGACTGTACCAGAGCCTCCATCAACCGTAAGGTTTTTAGTTGCAACTGTAATTGCGCCGGCAACAACTTTTGTGATAGAGTTGTTTGTGTAAAACTTGATGATGTCACCGATTATAATCGATGCATCGGATGCATTTTGATCATCCACGGTAATAGTTAGATCACCAACTGCACCCGCGCCATCAACTAGGTTAAGAGTGCCGAGTTGCTGTTCAAACGCCCGTTTGCCTGGGCAAATGTCAACACCGATTGAGTTACCCCAAGTACCGGCGGATCGAGCAGCCCACTCACCATGAGAACCTTGTCCTGTGGAGAAACTGGCTTCATAATGGTCATCATCACGAATAAGGATACCACTGTTTGCACCAGCGTTTAAAATACCGGATTCTGCACGAACCACACGGAGCGCATCAGCATATTGCAAGAAATTTGCAGCAGTGAACCACCACTCAAAGTTTGAACCATCTGGCTTGCCGAACGTCTGTATGAGTTGTTCTTCTGAATTAATTGCAGTTACAACGCTAACTGGACCTTTTTCAAATGGTCCTGCAATAGCACCAATAGAGGTGGATACTGCTGGAATAACATTTGTAAGATCAATTTCCCTAACCTGTACGCCGGGTGAAACTAAAAATCCCATGTCTTT